TACAAAAGTTATATCCTTCACTCATTAAGAAAGTTTGGCATTTTTCAATTAATTCATTCGGAATTTTATAAACAGAATTTCCTTTTGTAAAACCTAAAAATTTTAATTCTTTAAGTCTATCATATTGAATAGATTTTCCATGAAATCCAGTAGTAGTAATGCCTAATAATTTATGATTATATTTTTGTTCAAACATATTTATTACTTCTTCAGAAAAAGCTAATTTTGCTAATAATTTACCACCTGTAAAATTAAATCCGAAAGGTTGTAAGGGAACACATGTTGATAAATTCATTAAATATTTTAATTTTTTCTCTATAATTCTTTGGTTTGATGTCCATCCTATAAAATCATCTCTATCTGCTAAATGCATAATATCTGAACTTAAACTCATAATACCTAAATATTTTTGCGTAATCTTATCTTTTACAAGTAATAATAATTGTCTACCAACTAATTGTGAATTTTTTTGAAAAGGTAATGAAGATGTAGTATTTCTAAAATATTTCCACAAATCTCTTTGTTTAGCTGTTTCAGCTAATTCTAATTCTATTTGTATATTACCTAATGAATTTATGTCTCCTTCCCAATATAATTTTTTATAATGATCATCAGAAAAATCATAGTGAATATTTTTGTCAGTTTCTATAATTGGTTTCATATTTTTAAATAATTTAATTAAATTTTCTTTTTCATCATTTATTTTTTCTATTTTATATAATAATCCATTTTTTTTGAAAGTAATAAGTAAACATTTAGTAATAAATTGTTCTTTTGTAAAGTCAAGTTTCATATGATTACATGTTGAACAACAAGAGATACAATTATTTTTAATATATGACTCATCTGAATTAATCCTATCAATTCCATTACAACCTTCATTAAAATTACCACAATAGAAACATTTATTTTTTAGAAAATCATTAAATTCTTCATTTGACAGATTAAAATTAATACCTCGTTTTTCAGACTCTTTCATATAATTATTATAATTTTTTTCATTTGATTTTACAAATAAATATTTATTCAAGTTACCTTTAAAAAGATTATTATATGTAGATATATGCTCACAAATTTTATAAAAGTCATTAATATTTTTGTTAGATTTCATCGAATTACATTGATAACAACAAGGAACACAATTTTCTTTGAAATAACCTTGTGATGAATCTATTCGGTCAATACCATTTATTTTATTTTTTTCATTACAATAAAAGCAACTTTGATTCATTATTAATAAAGCAGCTTCATCATCTAAATCCCAAATTAAATTTTTACTTTTTGCTTTTTTTCTATAATCATATAATCTATTTTTAAAAATATCTTCTCTAGTTTTTAATTTAAGTTTGTAACATATTTCACAAAAATTATTAAAAAGTATTTCATTTATTGAATTACAATCATAACACATCTTATCTTTATTTATTAAATTATAATTTATTGCTTTATTCTTTTTAATATCTCTTAATTTTTTATCATTATTATTATACTTCTCTCTACAAATTTTACATTTTACATATTCATCAATAATTTCTTCAAAACATCCTCGAATCCAATTAATACATATTTTTATTCCTTTATCATTCATAATTTTCCATTTTTTATAACTTTGATGTAATGAACAGTAATCATCGTTATCTAATGATTGAAATGTACAACATATACCTTTTTGATTAACTCCTTTACAAATTTTTAATAAACTTTTCTTTGTTTGTTCATGTTCTATTATTTTACAATTTCTACAAATATAATTGTTTTCATCATTTAATGTTAATAGTTTTGTAGTATGAATATTACACCATTTTAGATTATCTAAATTAATTTTATTTTCATAATACATATGAATTTTACAAAAATTTTTTAATTTTATTGCCGGTTTCTGACATAAAGTTTTATTATGAAAAGGAAATTTACAATTCATTATTAAATAAGTATAGATATATTCTTTAGAGTATTTTTTTCAATTTTATAAAATTTAATGAAAATTATTCAATAAATTTAAGAAAATTATTTTATGATGCAAAAACTACTAAAATAAACATATAAAAATATATGTAAGGTTTTTAGTTGGAATATGCTGTACCGGCCATACCACTCATTACACGTAAAACGTTGTAGTTTACAGTGTAGATATTGCAGATAGTACCAGAGGAGATGCTGTTGCTGGGTACTAAAGAATCACTCATGGTTTCGAGTTGAGTTACGGATACGTTAAGAGTAGCGTTATCAATACGAGAGAAGTTGCAAGTGCCGGAAGGTTGGTGGTCTTCGGGTTTAAGAGCAAAGCTGTATACGTTAATACCATCAGCGGGGGTGTTGCTGAAGTGTTGGTAGGGTTGTACGTAGTTAAAGTAGTTGCCGTCTCTTTCTTGGAATCTGTCGTGACCATTTAATTGAAGTTTGCCCATTGTTACGGGGTTTTCAGTACCAGCTACAGTTACACCGTAGTTGAACCAATCACGAGCTACTACACCATAGCCTAAACCAAGAGCACTATTAGGGTCTACAGTAGTAGGGTCAACAAAGTAATCATCAAGTTCAGCAAGGGTTAAACTCATATCTTCAAATGTAAGGTCATTTTGAGAAAGAACAACAGTTGTCCAGGAAACAGGAGGATTAGCAGAATCAGCATTTATACCAGCTACTTTAGTAGTGGCAAGTATGTCAGCAGGGGAATCAGTAGTTAAATTGCCTGATTCAAATACTAAGATTTTAGCCATGTTTTCACGAGCAGTTTCCCAGTCTCCATTTGGAGCCCAAGCTAAGAAACTATTAGCTTTGGAGAATCTATCACTTTGAACTACCCAGATTAAATATTTGCTGGGGTGGTTAAAGTTGAGTCTGTATTTGTTGTTGTTGGCTACAGTTTCAGAACCAGTGAATTGAAGTTGTTCAATGAGGTATTCGTGACTGGCTTGGGCGAATCTTTTTCTTTCTTCAGAGTCTAAGTAGACATAGTCGATAAGTAAGTAAGAATCATCCATAGATACAGCAGGAACACTTCTGCCAACAGTGTGGTTTACGCATTCAGAAGCTTTTCTGTATTGAATAGTGATACGTACATCGTGGTATTGGAGAGCAATTAAAGGTAAAGCTAATCCATTAAATCTGTTGAACCAATAAGTAAGAGGAACGTATAAAGTTTCGCCGGCATGACCGTCAACTAAATTAGTAAGGTTGCTGTCACCAACTAATTTAGCATGGCCTCTTTCTTGGCCAACTTTGCGAGATAATTCATGCCAGATGTTGAGCCAGTCACCGTATTGTTCATCGATTTTAGAACCACCGATTTCAACTTTAGTTTCTTGAATGAGGGCATAGCCTAAACGTCTGACATAAGCCCAGTTACCTTCACCGTCGGAAAGATCGTTAAGTACTACTACGGAGTACATGTTGGTGATTAAGTCACCGTTTCTGTTTAAGTTGCAAGATACGGTTCTGCCAAAGTCGGGAGCACCGTTGAATACTTGTTGAATAGGTTCAACAGCAAAGTTAGTATGTCTTCTGTATACTACTTTAAAGAAAGTGATTTGAGGATTACCTGTTAAGTAAACGTCTTGTGCGCCGTAAGCGACGAGTTGCATTAAACCTCCACCCATGGATTATATACTTTACTAAAGAAAAAATTTTTTATAAATTTTTTTTAAACTTTTTATCCTGAGTTTAAAACTTTTATCATGTAAAAGTTATTTTTAAAATAAAAAATTTATTAATTTTAGAATTTTTAAACATTTTTTAAAATTTTATTGTATTTTAAATATAAATTATTAATTTACTAAATCACATAAAGTATTTTTATTTAATATGATTATATGTCAAACAAAGGTAACGACATCAAAAGAAATTCAACTCTTGAAAATAAGCATAGAATAAAAATGAAAGAATTTGAAACCGATAAAAATAATCTAAATAATATTCAAGAAAATATTGCCTCTATTAATGAAGAAATATTAAATTTAGATAAAATAAGAGAGAGATTTACTATTGTTGAACAAAAGAGACGAGCATTATTATTAGATATGAAAGAAGAGTTAGAGAATAAACTATCTGAATCAAAGAACAATTATAATGAAATGGACTATTATGATAAAACAGGTGATCTACTATTAACCTACTATAATATGAAAGAAAATGATAATGATATTGTAGAATCAAAAAATATATTAACATTTCTATCATCTAAAAAAAAAATAGAAGACAAACCAAAAAATACAATTAATAAATCAGAACTATTTGAAAAATATTGTCAAATTACTGAAGGAATTCGTGTAAATCCAGATGATGGAAGTAAAAGGATAAAATACTGTCTAGAATGTAAAATAGAAAAAATTTTAAATTTAGTAGAATCTTCTTATATATGTCCTCTATGTGGTGATATGGAAATGATTATTATGGATGAAGATGTCCAAATTAAAGATTATTCGCCATATAAAAGATTAAATAGATTTAGGGAATGGTTAAATGCTTTTCAAGCTAAACAAACACCAGAAATAGATGAACAGGTTTATAAAGATATTATAGAAGAATTAAATAAAAGAAGAATTACTGATTTATCTATTATTAATCGTGATAAGATGAGGGGTATATTGAAAAAACTAAAATATAATCACTTATATGAACATACACATTATATTATAAATAAATTATCTGGATTACCTCCACCTAAAATAACAAGAGATATGGAAAAAATGTTTATTAGAATGTTTTTAATGATTCAAGAACCGTGGGCTAAACATAAACCAGCAGATAGAAAGAATTTTCTATCATATGGTTATGTTTTACATAAATTTTGTGAATTATTAGAATTAGATCATTTATTAGACTGTTTTCCATTACACAAACAATTAGATATTTTAATGGAAAATGATACAATTTGGAAAAAAATATGTAATGATATTAGCTGGGATTTTATATCATCTTTTAAATAAATTTTTTCTATTTAAATATAATGAATCATATTATTCACAATATTTCAGTAATTTTAATATTCATCGGAATAATATTACTAACAATTAATTTAACTAAATCATATAGTAGATGCCCAATGAATGAACAATCAAATCAATACACAGATCAAAATACACAAAATCAAGATAGACCATCAAAAATTTTTGATAAAATGTTTAGTAATTCTGATGTATGGATGGGTTATGCTGATAATGATACTAAAAATAATAATACAGTTCAACAAACTATAAAAAGTAGACAGTAAAAATTAAAAATACTAAAATCTATTTAATTTTTAGCTATAAAAATTAAAAATACTAAAATCTATTCAAAATTAAATTTTAATTTTGAAAATATTTTAAAGAAATATGATTAAATTAGTTTAATGTCTGTAGACTATTTAACTAATGATCCTATAATTCCTAGCAATCAAAAATATTGCGTACTTTCTCTTTGGATGAATGAAGATAAAAAAGAAATTAAATACGTTAAAGTAAGTGGTGCATTTCTTAGTTTAGAAGAAGCACAAGAACAAATTCAAATCATAAAAAATCCAGGACATTACAATTTTGTAGCTGAAATTGGTTCATGGAATGCTTTTGATCCTTTACCAAATAAAGGAGATTTAAATGACCAATTAAATACAATGATGCAAAAATATTTAATTAACATGCATAAAAAAAATTATGATTTTGAACAAAGAAAATATTCTATGATTATTAATAATTATGACGATAATATTAAAATTAAAAGAGATGAATTAAAAGAGTATGAAGAAAAACAAGATGATGTATTAATTACTAAAATTAATGATCAAATTAAAAATTTATTAGAGAAAAAGGCAGAATATAAAGTTAAACTAGATGAAGTTGAAGAGAAACTAAAAAATGTTGTTATTGATACAAGATATGAGGCTAATCAAGTCACCCAAGACTCTGATATTACTGATAATTTTAATCAAAATATTCCTATTAAATTTGAAGGCAAAGTTAATAGAACTGATGAAAAAATACAAGGACAAGTTTGGTATTGTATTTCTTTTTTAGTAGAAGAAAATAAAAGTTTAGTTGGTATTAAAGTAAGTGGATGTTTTGATAGTGAAGATTCTGCAAATAACCATTCTTCTGCATTAAGAGATATTAACGAAAGTTTTAATATTTTAGTAGGTAAATTATATGAATGGTCTCCTTTTAATCCTGATCCCGATTCAGTTGAAGCAGGTGCATCTGAATATGCCAATCCTGAATTAAACGAAACAATGAAGAAGAAACAAGAAAATGAACAAAAAGCTAAATTATACCACGAATATAGAAAAAATGAAACGATTAAGAAAAATATAGAAGACTTAATTAATAATAAAAAGAAAGAAAATATCGAAAATACTATGAAATTAGAGAGTCAAACAGAAAATAAAGATAAATCAATAGAGAATAAAGTATTAACTATTAATGATCAAATTAAAA